CGATGGTCGAGAATCGGAGGAAGTCATGAACTGGCATATGCGAATGGGTCGCTACGACGTCACGTTCTTCGTCGAGCGACTTGCTTGCGGTCGGCGTCCGTGGTGGGCGCGCGTCCGCAGCGAGGGTTATCAGCGGCTGCGTATTGGAGCGGTGGGGATTGAGGTGGAGGACGTGGATGCGAAGCTCCATGCGTGTTGTCGCGCGTGCGGGGAGCCCTCGGGCGATGAGGGGTTGAAGACGCTACGGCTTGGGAACGAGATGTGGGACTACTGCTGGTCCTGCCAGAGTGTGGAGCCCGGCATCGAGTACGTGAGCAAGCGGGAGCTTGAAGCGGCAGGAAGAGAGACGTGGTGATGTGTGGCGGCAGCGTAGAAACTCCAACCCCCCGGGAGTCTTGACGACTCGGCCGGGGGGCTAGAAATTCTTGCGCCGCGAGCGGCAAGAACGAGTCCTGCATAGCACTTCTCGGGCCCGTCCTTCAAGTCTCGCGACAAACTTGAGCGAAGAAAGGATAGGACGGTGTTGAAAGAGAAGCCTCTTCGGACCGGGTTGTTCATCCCGGTCGAATTCTCGTTTTTCCATGATGAACGTGTGAACGCGCTCGCAAAAGAGCGCAGCGAGAACCCGTTACTGACGAGCGCGCGAGTATTGCGGGTGCGGGTACGGTGTTTTGAGAGGGGGGTGCACGAGCTCGGCGGTGAGGAGATTCAGCGGGTGGCGGAGCTGGATTTTAGGGGTTCGTGGTTTGCGGAGCAGATGGTTGCTGTTGGGCTTGCGGAGCGTGGGGAGGATGGTCGCTATCGCGTTTTTTCGGGGAGTGATGCGGTAGTCGGGGTGCGCTGTCGCAGCGAGAAAGTTTGGCGGTGGTTTGTGAGTTTGGGTTTTGACGAGCGCACGTGGGACGAGTGGGCGGGGGCCTTTGCCGGTGGGGAGCATGAGCGTCTTGAGCAATGGCTCAACGACGCGCGCCTTGAGGCGATGGACAAGCCCGAGGTGCTGGATCCGAGGCCCAACAAGCCACAATCGCGGCGAGCGCGGGCATCGGAGTGGTTGCGGCGGTGGCTTGGGGTGTGCGCTGAGTCTGCGGCAAGGGGCCGGGAACTGGAGGGGCGACGGCCTAAGACGCGAGCGGAAATCGTTTCTGAGGCGAATGAGGCGCTTCTTGAGGGTGTGCGGCGTGGGGGAGCTGTGGACGAGGTGAAGGCGGCCATCGTGGGCCTCGCAGAGCTATTTCGCGAGTCGCTCTCCGCTCGGCAGCTTGCGCTGTACGCCGAGGCGCTATCGGAGTTTTCACCGGAGGAAGTGAAAAGAGCGATACGGGAGATGGCGCTTGAGGATCCTGCGGTGACGCGGTTTCCACTTCCGTCGGCGATAAGAGCGCGCATTCGCCCGCCGGAGAGTGTGATGGCGGAAGCGAACGAAGCGGCAAACCGGATCGTGGGAGCGATGGAGAAGTTTGGCTGGAACAACGCCGATGCAGCACGCGAGTACATCGGCGAGCTCGGCTGGGCCGTCGTCGAACGACAAGGTTCGTGGGCTTCGCTCTGCGAAAACACCATGGCCAGCGATATTCCGATCCTGAAAGCGCAGTGGCGTGAGCAGGCCAAGGCGATCTACGAGCGTGCGCGCCTTGGACACGACGACAAGCCGCCCGCCATCCCTGCGGCGCGCTCCGCAAACCCCCTCGTCCAGCAGCTTGCGGCGACACTTTCGCTCGATCGTCCAGCGAAGCCGTGAAAACGCTCGTCGCGGTGATTAGCCAAAGAGAGATCGAAGAAGAGATCGGGGTAGCGCCTGGATCGAGCCCTCGCGTTGCTGATCGAGCAAGGGCCACGCGATCCATCATTCTCGGGGAAGCTTCTTCTTCTTCTTCTCTTTGGTGTTTCTTCTTCAGGAAGGCTTAGAAACTTCCAGCCACCAGGAGTCTTGACGGCTCGACCGGTGGCTGGAAATTCTTGCGTAGCCTGAACCAACAAAAGGGCGATAGTCGGTTCTGTGCATAAATAGCACTGCCAGCGCACGTTGTGCAAGTCTGGCCGCGAGCGGAGTAGCCTGAATCGCGTAATAAAGGGGCGAACGGCTCGGAATCAAAAGCCGAGTCTGGGTGTGTTGGTCGCAAGTCCGCAGGGTTCCTGTGAAGCGAAACCCTCGGGGATGCCGATAACTCGTCCATGAGCCGGTCGGCACGGCGGGAACGGCGAAGAGCTCACCCTGGATATAGCTGGAATGAACTAGAGCGATGCGCGAGCTAGGACGCACAGTCCGCCGCTGCTTCGACGAGTTACTTGCGGGACCTCCCGACGGTTTGAGATTGGCCGGAGCACCGACAATCTCGTGGGGAAACGGGAACTCCACAGGCTCGGCACCGCTCGAAATAGCCAGCGCAAGCCTATTTGCAGACCACGCAAGCCCGGCAGGGGGCGGGCGGGGAAAGGCGGGCTTTTGTCTTTTTTTTTTACTCTCTCTCTCTCTTCGCTGATCTCGATCGCTTCTGTCTCACGCTAACCCCAGGAGGAAATCTCAAGCCCAAGGACGAAGACGAAGCTTCCCCGAGAGTGATGGGTGACGTGGCTCTAGCTGGGACATGAACGCGCAAGCGGGATCTTGGCGCTACCCCGATCTCGGCCCTTCACCCACGACGCAAGCCACGACATGGCATAGAGCTAGGACCTAGGCGTTGCGATCTCCCGGACTGCGTTGCTTGCGACACCTGCGCTCGGCAATGCACACAGGCAGCATACGCGCTACCCGCCCACAAACACCGCGTTATACGCGTTATACGGGCTTATAAGCGCATTTCTCCATGCAGCCGCACCCTACCCATAGGCCACATGGCAGAACGCAATACAGAGGCAGCTAGGGGCCTTAAACGCGATGTCGCCCAAAACCGGCACCGACCGCTCGCTACCCGCTCGTGCCCGCTGCCCGCTGCCCGACGCCGAGCGCTCGCGGGATCCGGTCGCTACCGATTCGCTGCCGATTCCCATGGACACCACGCCCGCTTTTTCGCTAAGTACCGCGCATGGACCTGTCGCACGCCGATCTCGCCGAACTCAAATCCGCGCTTTCCGAACTGCGCTCCGCCGTGCGCACTCTCGCCAAGCTCCTCGATAAACTCGAACCGCAAGCCCCTTGCTCAAGCTGCAACGACACCGGCACCCTCGCAAGCCGCCTTCCGTCCGGCGAACGCGTCTCCACCTTCTGCCACTGCACGAAAGGCCAACGCCTTCGTGAAGCGACCATCACGGCCACGTCCTCACGCGACCGCGCTGCCGGCAAAGATTAATCCGTTGATTGTTTTCGGTGCATCGGGCATTAACGCCCCTGGAGGACCGCTCGTGCTAAGCGACTTCGTGAAACTCAATGCGTCGGTTATCCGGGCGCACGTGAAGGCGAATGGCCTCAAGTACTGCTGGATTGCGGAACAGGCCGGCATTGCGCAGACGACCCTTCGCCGTGCGCTTTCTGGCTCGACGGTGCACGTGACGCGAAAGACCGCGTCGCAGATTGCCCGCGTTCTTGAGCTTCCGGTCCGCTACGTCGCCCGCGAACTCACCGACGCGGAGCGGGCAGAGCGCTCGAAAATGTGCCGGAGAGCGGCCCGACCCAAGAAAGAACGCCCAGCCTTCAGCGTTGACCGCCGGGGCATCATCACAGCGCACAAACCGCTCATAATCTACGGGCCCGTCGTTGGCGGTGGTCGTGGTGGCGGCGAGGATAAAAACGCATAGCGGCGCTGTCGGAAGTGAATTTGAAGGAGAAAACCCATGAAAACCGAAACTGGAAACCGTCCCTACGTCATCGTCCGCGCGCACACCGCAGGCGGCCATGCTGGCTATCTCGAATCGCGCGACGGCACCGACGTCGTCCTCACCGATTCCCGGCGTCTCTGGCAGTGGTGCGGCGGCTCGCTGTCGGAGGTTGCGACCTACGGGCCGTCGCCGAAGGGCGAGAACAAATTCGGCGCCCGTGTTGTGCGAACCACGATTGTTAGTCCCCAGGGACTTGAGATCGCCGAATGCACCGAAGAGGCGCGCAAAGCGATTGAGGCGATTCCCGAGTGGAGACGATGAATCAACATTACGGCGCTGGCTCCGGCGAAGGCTACGGCGACGGCGCCGGTGCCGGCTCCGGCGACGGCTCCGGGGACGGCTCCGGTGACGGGGACGGCTGGGGATCTGGCGGTGGGTACGGCTACGGTGACGGCGAGGGCTACGGCGCAGGCTGAAGCCCGGGGGGATGAGCGGTGACGGTGAACTACGGCTTTGGTGAGGGCGGTGGCTCCGGGGACGGCTCCGGCTCCGGCTACGGCGACGGCTCCGGCGAAGGCTACGGCTACGGCTATGCTTCGGTTGGCGAGAACGAAGACGTCGAGGTGAACTAATGCCCCGCGACTCTGCCGATGATTTGGAAAATCAAAAAGTGCACCAAACCGCTACGCGTTTATTGCGCCACACGCAACAGACCTACGGCGACACCTTCAAGGCCGACCTGTTTGAACAGTATAAAATCTATCTCGGGTCCGCAGAGAGGATTAGCGATCGGCGTGTATTGGCAAATAACTGCCTATTGACGGTGAATGCGTTTCTCGCCGCGCTCTACGGATTGTTTGCGGGGCATTCCCAGAACAGCGCTTGGCTGGTCCTATTGCCCGTCGTAGGTGTCCTCGTGTCGTTGGTGTGGGACCGGATTATTGCCTCATATCGCGACCTGAACACGATCAAGTTTCAGATTATCCACGAGCTCGAGCAGGAGATGCCGGCAGCGCTTTATGACTACGAGTGGCATAAAGCGGAAAAGGGCCGAGGCAAGGCGTACCATCCGCTGAGCCATCTAGAGCTCTGGCTGCCTCGTGTTTTTGTGCTGCTCTATGCGTTGTTTGTAGTCATTGGTGCTGCGGGGTTGCTGCAATGAAAGTACGCATCGGCTTTGGTTTCGGCGACGGCGACGGCGGCGGCTCCGGTTACGGCGGCGGCTCCGGTTACGGCGACGGCTCCGGCGACGGCTCCGGCGACGGCTCCGGTTCCGGCGACGGCTCCGGCGACGGCTACGGCGCGGGCTACGGCTTCGGCGACGGCGCGGGCTACGGCGACGGCTACGGCCACAGCAACGGCTACGGCTACGGCTACGGCTACGGCGACGGCTACGGGGCGGCTACGGCGCAGGCTGAAGCCCGGGCAACGGAGGGGAAGGCATGAACGAAGAACAACGCAACAAGCTGGCGACCGAGTACACTGAGGATCAGCTTTGGAGTGAAGAACCAGAACACTTCACCTTTTCGAAATCGTCCGTCGTAGATATCGCCGCGCGCGCCTTTCGCGCCGGCTGGAACGCCTGCTACGCGGAGATGACGACGAAGCGGAGCGAGCCGGAACCCGACTGGTTCGGCAAAGAACAGACGCGCGACTGCGATCTTATGTGACGTGCGCGGCGAGTCAGAAAAACACAGACAACAAACTGAGGAACTAGGGGGGCGCGCGGATAATGCCTAAAGTTATTATCGTCATTGAAGATACCGAAGACGGTCGCGTGCGCATGGTTTCAAACCCGTCCTACGCCGACATGGCGGAGCGAGCTATCAACGGCCACGATGCGTCGGCCGCTGAGGGCTACGCGATGAACATGCTGCGCATCTTTTGGTCCGAGCAGAAAGAGCGGATGAAGGAAAAGAAGCTCGGCGTCGCGTTGCCGAAACTCATCGTGTGACCGAAGCCCTGCAAAGAATCCGAGAGTGGCGCGCGGACCCGGTGCGCTTTGTCCGCGACGTGTTCCAGGTCGAGCCGGACCTTTGGCAGGTGCGGGCGCTCCGGGCTTTCGCGCAGAACGACGCGCGCCTTCGCATTGCGTTACGCGCGTGCGTGGGTCCGGGGAAGCTTCAGCCAAAGTCCCTCGTCATCGCCACGCCGCAAGGAGCGATGCGGTTCGGTGACCTGCGCCCGGGCATGCTCGTCTTTGCCGAGGACGGAACACCAACCAAGATCACTGCGGTCCACGACAACGGTGTCGTGGAGAACTACCGCGTCGTCTTCGATGACGGCTCCGAAACACTGGCCGGTGCCGATCATTTGTGGAAAGCGAAGGACCGAAACGGACGGCTCCATGACCGGTGGAGTGTGGTCACGACCGACCAGATGCGAGCGAAGCTTCGAGAGTTTCGTCGCAACACTCCGCCTGGGCGCATGTGGAGCATTCCCATTCAGGGCCCAGTAACGATGCCAGAGGCGCCGCTGCCCTTTGACCCATACGCCATCGGTCTGTGGCTTGGCGATGGAAGCGCACGCTCCGCTCGCATCACGAAGCCGCACCCCGAGCTCGACGACAAGCTTCGCGCTCGGGGGCTCTCGGTATCGCGGGCGAAAAGCGACGCGCGCACCATGAGAGTCGCTGGGCTTTGCGGCGCGCTGCGAACCCTTGGTTTGTTTCAATGCCGAAGCTACGAGCGCTTTGTCCCGCCTCTTCTGAAGTACGCGTCGATAGCACAACGGCGCGACGTTCTTTGCGGACTGCTCGACACCGATGGAGAGATTGGCGCTAGAGACGGTGCCATCTCGTTCTCCTCGAGCTCCGAGCAGCTTGCAAAAGACGTCGCCTGGCTTGTCCGATCGCTTGGCGGCAAAGCGCGACTGAAGCCGCCGCGCCGCGCTGCATATCGAACGCCGAGCGGCGAACGCAAAGAGTGCCGGCCGAGCTATCGGGTGACGCTGGCGCTCCCTTTCAACCCGTTCACCGTGAAACACAAGGCCAGTCGATGGCACATGCCCGAGCAGCGATATCTTCAACGCTACGTCGACCGTATCGAGCCGTTTGGTCCCGAGGACTCAGTCTGCATTGAGGTTGAGCACCCATCGCGCTGCTACCTCACGAACGATTTCATCGTGACCCACAACTCCGCAATATTGTCCTGGCTCGGCTGGAACTTCCTCGCCTGTTACGCCGACGTGGGTCATCACCCGAAGGGCGCTTGTGTCTCCATCACCAGCGACAACCTGCGGGACAACCTTTGGGCTGAGTTCTCGAAGTGGCAGTCGCGCTCACCGTTCTTACTGACAGCCTTCCAGTGGACCGCCGAGCGCATCTTTGCAAAGGACCATCCGGAAACCTGGTTTCTCTCGGCGCGCTCTTTCGCGAAGAAAGCCGACGTCGACGCGCAAGGCCGAACGCTCTCCGGCATCCACGGCCGCTTCGTTCTGTTTCTCATCGACGAGTCCGGCGACATCCCCGTTCCGGTCCTTCGCTCCGCAGAGCAGGCGTTTTCCGAAACCGGCGTCCACTTTGGCCGCATCATCCAGGCCGGCAACCCCTCATCGCTCACCGGCGCACTCTATGCGGCCGCAAAGACCTACGCGAACCAATGGCTCAACATCCGCGTCACCGGTGACCCCGACGACCCCGAACGCTCACCGCGCATTGACCTCGACTGGGCGCGACAACAGATCGCAGACGCCCCGGGCGGGCGCGATAACGACTGGGTGAAGTACGCCATCCTGGGCGAGTTCCCGCAGCAATCGCTGAATGCGCTCCTCGGTGTCGAGGAAGTGGAAGCGGCAATGAAGCGGCAGCTACCGGAAGACGCCTACTCTTTCGCGCAGAAGCGGCTTGGCGTCGACGTCGCTCGCTTTGGCGATGACGCAACGGTCATCTTCCCCCGCCAGGGCCGCGCGGCCTTCCGTTGTGTCGCAATGCGAAACGCCAAAACCCAGGAAATCGCCGCACGCGTTGCGAAAGCAAAGAAAGATTGGGAATCGGAGGTCGAGTTCGTGGACGGCACCGGCGGCTATGGTGCCGGCGTCATCGACATGCTCCAGCTTGGGGGGCATGTGCCCTACGAAGTGCAGTTCTCCGGCAAGGCTGACGACCCCCGCTTTTACAACAAGCGCACCGAAATGTGGTGGCGGATGGCCGAGTGGGTGAAGAAGGGGGGTGCCCTTCCGCCGGACCCGCAGCTTCTTCGCGAGCTCACCGAGCCGCTCTACTACTACCAGGACGGAAAGATTCGCCTTGAGGAGAAAGAGCAAATCAAGAAGCGTCTCGGCTTCTCACCAGACCGGGCTGACGGCTTGGCGCTGACCTTTGCCATCGAGGACATGCCAAGCCAGATCGCAACGCTCATCCCACAGGCCGAACGACGCATCAAGTCAGAATGGGACCCCATCTAGGACTGCCGCGCCCTTGACCGCTTTTGTCGTTTCACTGATGGATGTTCTCGGAGATATTGAATAAAGTGAAAGATATCGTCATTCGACGAGCCGGACCAGATGATGTCGGCTGGATCTTGGGGGAGCTTTCGCGCTTCTCCCAGTTTCTCGGGACACACCGCCCGCTCTTCGAAGACGCAAAGCACGGCCAAGGGCTGGTCGAACAGGTTATTGCGAACCATCTTTTTCTGGTCGCTGAACGCAGCCAAGATAAACTTGGGTTCATTGCGGGCATCGTACTGCCGCACCCATTCAACCCAAGCATCCGCACCCTGTCGGAGCAGTGGTGGTGGGTGTGCGAAGAGCACCGGCGCTCTCGCGCGGGCCTATTGCTTCTCGACGCGTTCGTCGAGTGGGGGGAAGCAAACGTGGATTGGATATCGTTTAGCGTCGAAGCAAAGAGCCCCGTGCGCGATGAGACGCTCACGCGGCGCGGCTTCCGGTTGCAGGAAAAAACCTTTCTCCGAGAGGTGCGTTGATGGGCGTACTAAGCACCATTTTTTTGGGCGCGGCCGCAGCCGCGTCAGTCGCGCACACCACTTACTCCATCATCCAAGCGGAGAAACAGAGGGAAGAGGCAGAAAAATTTCAGAAGGAGCAGAAAGAACAACAAGAAAAGCTGCTTGCTGACGCAAAGGCTCAGCAAGAGCAGCAGGAAAAGCAAGAAAGGGCGCTCGCCCAGCAAGCGCGGCAGACCATGGCCCTTCGCCAAGGGCGCATGCAGCGCCCCGGCTTCGGGGCAGGTCGTGATAGCACTCTTCTCACTGGTCCCCAGGGTCTTTCCGGTGCGGCTCCCGCCCCCGGGGCAGCGCCAAAGAAAACGCTTTTGGGTGAGTGATGGCGACTGTGACCTACACCGCAAGCTACGGGCACCAGACGAAGCGGGAGCGCTACGAGTCCTTGTGCCAACAGCTTGCGAACGAGCGCACGTCGTTCGAAACGCATTGGGAAGACCTCGCAAACTTCATCCTGCCCAGGCGTCTTCGCTTTCAGGTCACCGACACAAACCGCGGTGAGCGAAAGAACCGAAACATCTATGATGCGACGGCCACCATGGCGGCCCGCACACTCCGCTCAGGAATGATGTCGGGGGTTACGTCTCCGGCGCGCCCGTGGTTTCGCTTGGCCACTCCGGATCCGGAATTAAACGAGTTTGGCCGCGTGAAGACGTGGCTTGAGGACACGACGCGACGGATGCGGGCCGTGTTCGATCGCACGAATCTCTATACGACGCTCCCTCTCATCTACGGCGACATCGGCACCTTCGGGACCGCGGCGATGATTCAAGAGGAGAGCTTTGAGAAGGTGACCCGCTTTCGGGCGTTCCCCTTGGGCTCGTACTACTTGGCTGCGGACTTCGAAGGAAAGGTGAACACCTTCATCCGCAAGTTCCGCATCACGGTCCGAAACCTGGTCGAAGAGTACGTCACCCGCACCAAGTCGGGCGGCTATGACTGGTCGAACGTATCTCGCCACGTCAAAGACGCCTGGGACAACGGGAACTACAATCAGTGGGTCGACGTCGTTCACGTCATCGCGCCAAACCCGGAATGGAACCCCCAGCGCCCGCTTTCGAAATACAAACGCTTCGCAAGCTGTACCTACGAAGCGGCCTGCGACGACGAGGACAAGTTCTTGCGGGAGTCGGGCTATGACACGTTCCCGATTCTAGCGCCCCGGTGGGAGACCTCCGCCGAGGACGTCTACGGCACCGATTGTCCGGGCATGGTGGCTCTTGGCGACGTGCGGCAGCTTCAGCTTGGTGAGCGGAAATCCCTTCAGGCCATCGAAAAGATGGTGAACCCGCCGATGCAGGGGCCGTCGAGCCTTCGGAACGCCAAAGCCTCGATTCTGCCGGGCGATATCACCTACTACGACACGCCCGCTGGTCGCGAGGGGCTTCGCCCGATTCACGAAGTGAACCCGAAGATCCAGGAGCTTGAGGCAAAGCAAGCGCAGGTGCGAGACCGCATTCGGCAGGCGTTCTTCGAAGACCTCTTCTTGGCGCTCACGCGCTCCGACCGGCGCGAAATCACCGCGCGGGAAATCGAAGAGCGGCACGAAGAAAAGCTCTTGGCGCTGGGTCCGGTGCTCGAACAATTGAACACGGATCTTCTCGACCCGCTCATCGACAACACGTTCGCTTTCATGCTCCGCCAAGGGGCCATCCCGCCGCCACCGGAAGAGCTCCGCGGCATGGAGCTTCGGGTCGACTACATTTCGATCATGGCGCAGGCGCAGAAGCTTGTTGCCATCGGTGGGCTTGAGCGGCTTTCGAGCTTCGTCGGAAGCCTAGCGGCGATGAGCCCCACGATTCTCGACAAGGTCGATACGGACCAACTCATCGACGAGTACAGCGACGCATTGGGGGTTCCCGCGAAAGTGATTCGCACCGACGAGCAGGTCGCAGAAATCCGTCAGTCTCGAGCGCAGGCCGAGCAAGCGCGCGCACAAGCGGAGATGGTGGCGCAAGGCGCCAAAGCCGCACGCGACCTTTCTGGCGCAAGCCTTGAGGGCGATAACGCTCTTGCACGTATCATGGACTACGCCGAGGCTGGGGCGCCTGTGAGTGTAAACTAGCAGAGGGGGTATTATGGCAACGCGGGCTAAGACCATTACAGCACTCACGCGCTTCGGCGAAGACTGCCACTTGGTGGTATGGACCGGACTCCTCAATACCGACGACGGTGATCCGTTTGAGGGCCCGGGTTCGAACGACCGTTCGATTCAGTTCACCGGCACCTTCGGCAGCGGCGGCACCATCGTGCTCGAAGGCTCCAACAACGGGACCAACTGGTTCACACTCACCGATCCGCAAGGGAACAGCATCTCGGTGATGGCCGCTCGCATCGAACAGATTTCCGAGCTCACGCGTTACGTTCGTCCCCGCGTCACCGCTGGCGACGGCTCGACGAACCTGACCGCAACGATGCTCGTCCGGAGGGCTTATGGCTTCTAATGCCCTGCGGTAGCGACGGAGGCGCGGATGACCGAACCCATCGTGACCAATGCCGCCGATGAGAGTCAGGTCGCTCGCGCGAAGAAAAAAGAGAAACAACGCCTCGAGCGAGATCGCGACGATATGCGCTGGCTTCTTTCCGATCGCCGGGGCCGCCGCATGATGCATCGGTGGCTTGAGCGCTCGGGCCTGTGGCGAACGAGCTTCGATGGCCCCGAGCGGACGTTTTTTAACGAGGGAATGAGAAACATGGGGCTTATGCTTTTCGCCGAAGTAAGTGAAGCTGCGCCCGAAATGTTCCCGGTGATGATGAAGGAAGCGAAAGAAGATGTCTGACGAAGTGAAAACGGAAAGCACCACGAATCCGGCCACGACCCAAACCCCGGCTCAAGCTCCGAGCGCGCCGGAAGCAAAGGTTTCTACTCCAAGCCCACAAGGCACACCTAAGGGTGAAGGGGAGAAAACGGCGTCCGAAACGCCGAAGGCAACCGCGACCAAGGAAGAACCGAAAGGGGACGCCAAGGTCGATGACACTTCGAAAAAGCAAGAAAGCACGTCCCAAGCCCAGAAGGTCGCTCCCGAAAAATACGACCTCAAGACGGCAAAGGACGAATTGCTTCTTGCCGACAACTTCTATGCGTCCCTTGAGAAGATCGCCCGAGATAACGGGATGAGCCAAGAGGAAGCACAGAACTTTGTCTCGGAGAAAGAAGCGGAAGTTCGTAAACTCTATGACGAACAGTCGTCTTCGTGGCTGAAGGAGACACAAGCGGACCCACGCTTTCAAGGAAAGCTCGAAGAACACGTCGAGCTCGCCAAGAGAGCGCTAGAGTTCGTCGGTGACCCAGAGCTCACCAAGGCGCTCAACGTCACAGGCTACGGCAATCACCGCGCTGTCATCCACGCCTTTGCGAAATTCGGTCGGCTTCTTCAGGACGATAAACTCGTCGTCCCGGGGAGTTCCGATGCAGCGCCAAAACTGAAATCCGCAGCGGAAGTGTTCTATGGCCAAACCGGGCAAGGAGACTAAACAATGGCTGTTCTTTCAACCTCGGCACTGACGCTTGCCGATATCGCAAAGCGTCTGGACCCAAATGGCAAACCCGCTCGAATCATCGAGCTGTTGTCGCAACGCAACGATGTTCTGACCGACATGGTCTGGGTGGAAGGCAACCTTCCGACGGGCATGCGGACCACGGTCCGCACGGGCCTGCCGGCTGTTGCGTGGCGTCTTTTGAACCAAGGTGTCGCACCGTCCAAGTCGGTCACCGCACAGATGGACGAGCAGTGCGGCATGCTCGAAGCCTACAGCGAAGTCGACAAAGACTTGGCTGAACTGAACGGCAACACCGCCGAATACCGCCTTCAGGAAGCGAAAGCGTTCCTCGAAGCGATGAACCAGGAGTTCACGCAGACGCTCTTCTACGGCAACGCCGGTGTGGCGCCGGAAGAGTTTACGGGCCTTGCCGCTCGGTACTCGACGCTGAACGTCAACACGCCTTCGTCGCAGAACGTCCTCTCCGGCGGCGGCACCGGCTCCGACAACTCGTCCATCTACCTCATCGTCTGGAGCGACTCGACCGTTCACGGCATCTATCCGAAAGGGTCGCAGGCGGGCCTCGTCCACGAAGACATCGGCCTCACCACGGTCGAAGTCTCGACGGGTATCGGCGGCAACCGCATGCGCGCGTACCTCGACCGCTGGCAGTGGAAGTGCGGGATTGCGCTCCGCGACTGGCGTTACGTCGTTCGCATCGCGAACATCGACATCTCGAACCTCGTGTCGAAATCGTCGGCGGCGGACCTGATCGAACTCATGATCCGAGCGGTGCACCGCATCCCGAACCTGCAAGCAGGCCGGGCGGCGTTCTACATGAACCGCACCTGCTACCAGATGTTGGACATCCAGCGTCGCGATGACGTCATCTCCGGCGGTCAACTGACCTACGAGATGGTCGACGGCAAAGCGATTGCGTCGTTCCGCGGCATCCCGGTTCGCCTCGTGGACCAACTCCTCGAGAACGAAGCGGTTGTGGCGTAAAAGACCGAAGGAAGAAAGGAACCAAACATGATTCTTGATTCATTTCAGCGCGTATCGACCGCTCAAGCGCTCACCGCAACGGGCGTATCGACCGACTCCATCGATCTCGGCAACCAGACGCCGGCCCGAGACATCGGTAACGGCGAACCGATGCAGTTCGTGGTCAACGTGAACGTCGCCGCCGACGCAACGAGCAACGACGAAACGTATGCGTTCGAAGTCATCACGTCGGCTTCCGGTAACTTGAGCTCGCCCACGGTCATCGCGTCGCGGGACATCCCGCGCGCGCAATTGACCGCAGGCTCATTGCATCACATCCCGATTCCGAAGGGCGCCATCACCCAACGGTACTTGGGCATGCGCTACGTGTTGGGTGGCACGACACCATCCATCACCGTCACGTCGTACCTGCAACCGGTCGCGATGAGCGAAGCGCGTGCTACGTACCAGGACGGCTTCACCATCTCGTAATAAGGAGTAGTACCAATGAAGGTCCGCGCAACGCAGCTAGGGTTCTACCGCTTGGTGCGGCGACGCCCCGGAGACATCTTCGAACTGAAACCCGTCAAGGGCGTGAAGATGGACCGGCAAGGGAACCGCACCCCTTACGTCTTTTCCGCCGAGGAGCAATTCTCGCCGCGATGGATGGAGAAAGTGGAAGACACCCTCGCTGCCGATTCGGCAGACCAAGAGCAACAGGAAGGCGACGAAGAGCTCGCCGAAATTGCTCGGGTCGCCGCCGAACGGTCCCAGGAAAAACGAACGAAAAAGGGGACCGGCGACAAAGCTGTCATCTAGCTCTTGGGGCCCGCTAGGAACCACAATTCTTGGTGGGCCCCTTTTACAGCTTCCGAGCGGCGCTTTCGTGGGCTTGAAGGTCGCGTGGGCGGATGGGCCCTGTCGCTCGGAGGTCAAAGGCCAAGGGAAAAGGCGCCCATCCATTTCACGGTGTCCCTGGCGAGTGGACTCGAAGTAACGCGACTAACTCGCCGCTCCCTGAAGAGGACCGCACATGGCGTCGAAGGTCGCTATTTGCAACATGGCGCTTTCCCACCTTGGGAACGCAGTCGAAATCACCGACCTCGATACCGAGGCCAGCGCCGAAGCGTCCGCCTGCCGGCGCTTCTTCGACGAGACGGTCGACGCGGTCCTTCGGGATTTCGATTGGGGCTTTGCCAGACACTACCAAGCACTAGGACTTGTAACGGAAGACCCCAACGACGAATGGGCCTACGAGTACCAACTACCGTCCGACTGCGTGCGCTTACGGAAGATTCTCTCCGGGGTTCGGAACGAAACACGCCAATCGCGCATCCCCTACGAGCTCAGCTTCGGCGTCGCGGGCACCACGGTATTTACCGACCAAGCCAATGCGGTCGCTAAATACACGCGCCGCATCACCGACACAGAGCGCTTCCCCGTCGATTTCGTTCTGGCACTCTCTTTTCGGCTTGCTCACTACATCGCCCCAAGAGTCACCGGCGGAGACCCATTCCAGCTTGGGAAACGCGCGTTGGAGCTCTACCAGGTGGAGATTGCAAAGGCGCAGGCGGCCGCAAGCCACGAAGAGCAACCGGAAGAAGAGCCGGACAGCGAGTTTGGCCGCTTCCGGGGAAGTGATGACTGGCGGGGGTGGTAGTCGTGACGACCTTCTCGCAACGCACTTTTGCCGGCGGTGAAATCGCACCGGCCCTCTACGCGCGCGTCGACACGGCCAAGTACGTGACGGGCGCACGGCAGCTTCGGAACGTCTACGTGATGCGCCACGGCGGAGCACAGAACCGACCGGGGTTTTCCTTTGTTGCCGAGGTGAAGGACTCCTCAAAACGCGTCCGACTCATCGAGTTCGTCTTCAACAACGAACAGACCTACGTGCTTGAGTTCGGGCACCAGTACATGCGGGTCCATAAGGCCGGCGGCCCGGTCCTTCTTCCCGCACAAAACATCTCCGGTATCACGAACGCAAACCCCGCCGTCTTGACCTACGTGGGTGCGGACACTTTCGCCAACGGCGACGAGGTCTTCATCTCGGGAGTCGTAGGTCCCATTGGGCAATACGTGAACGGCCGAAACTTCAAGGTCGCAAACGTCAATACCGGCGCCAAAACGTTTCAACTGAACTTCATGGACGGCACGCCCGTAAACTCGACCACGTGGGGCGCGTACACTTCCGGCGGGACCGTTCGCGAAGTCTATGAAATTGAAACGCCGTATGTGGAGGCGGACCTACAGACCATCAACTTCGTGCAGTCGGCGGACGTTCTGACGCTGGTGCATCCAAACTACGCGCCACGAGAGGTGCGGCGCATTGCCGACGACAACTGGTTGTTCGCCCCCATAAAGTTTGAGCCGCGCGCGCTTGAGCCGACGGGGCTTACCGCCACGGCAGGCACTTTTGGCAGCAACATCTACAGGTACCGAGTGACTGCCGTTTCGGAGACGGGCGACGAGTCTTTGTTGGGGCTTTCGGTCACGACCGCCACGATCACCGGCATCACGCAGGCAGATCCGCCGGTTGTAACCACAAGCAGCCTGCACCCATTCAACACCGGCGACGAAGCCATTCTTTCGGGCATTGTCGGGATGACGGAGCTCAACAACCGTCGCTTTTCGGTGACGCGTCTGTCGCCCACGACATTCTCCTTGGACGACGAAGACTCCACGGGTTACGCCGCCTACGTTTCCGGCGGCACGGCGACGGCAACGAGCCGAACCGTGTCATGCGCTCCACCGACGCTCAACGCGCCCAACGTGGTTTCCTGGGTTGCGGCGCTTCCGCACCCTTCGGGTGGGCGCGCTGTTTACTACAACATCTACCAAGCGCGAGCCGACGGGAACTACGGGTTCTTGGGCACCTCAACGACAACGAGCTTTAACGACATCGGAGCGGCGCCGGATTACCTATCGACGCCGCCGAGATACCGCCGCATCTTCGATCGCGCCAATCGATATCCTGCGGCCGTGGCCTATATCCAGGAGCGCTTGGCGTTTGGCGGCTCAAACAACCTTCCGGAGCAAGTCGAGCTGTCTCGCTCCGGCGCTTACTACGATTTTCGAAGAAGCATCCCAATACAAGCGGACGATGCATTTAGCTTCTCGGTGACCGGCTCGCAGGTGAACCGCGTCCGCCACATGATGGACATTGGTGCCCTGGGGCTTTTCACATCGGGCGCGGAGCACGCGTGCTTGGGCGACAATGGCGTGCTTCTGCCAACGGCCATCAACCGCAAGGAGCAGTCGCAGCACGGTTGCTCCGACGTGCGGCCGCTGAAACTTGGGAAAACCGTTCTGTTCATCCAGCGAGAAGGAAACATCGTTCGCGATTTCCTCTACGACTTCCAGGTCGATGGCTACAACGGTAACGACCTGACGCTCTTTGCTTCCCATCTCTTCGACGGAAAAGCGCTGACCGACTGGTGCTATCAGAAGGTCCCGCACCAAAACGTATGGGTCGTCCGCGACGACGGCTTGCTCTTGGGGCTTGCGTACGTCCGCGAGCAGCAAATACTAGCGTGGCACCGCCACGACACCGACGGCGTATTCGAGAACGTCTGCGCCATTCCCGAAGGAAGAGAGACTGCCGTGTACGCCGTGGTCCGACGCACCATCCAGGGACAGACGCGGCGCTACATCGAGCGCATGGAGAGTCGGCTTATCACCGACGTCCGTGACATCATTCTCATGGACTCGGCGCTTTCCTATGACGGCCGGCACACGGGCTCAACGACGATGACTTTGTCCGGCGGGACGAACTGGACCCACACGGAAACGCTGACGCTGACTGCGTCGAGCGCGACGTTCACATCGAGCGACGTCGACAACGAAATTCAACTCACCGGGGCCGATGGGACAAAGATTCGCTTCACCATCGATGCTTTCACGAGTGCTACGGTCGTGACGGGGCGCGCTCATAAGACGGTGCCGCTTGGCATGAGAAACGTGGCAATTTCGAAATGGGCCAAAGCGGTGCGTATTGTGGGTGGGCTGTGGCACCTGGAAGGGAAACAGGTCTCGGTTTTTGGTGACGGCTTTGTCGTGGGAAGCCCCAAGAACCCATCGTACACGGTGCTCACGGTGACCAACGGCCGCGTCACGTTGCCGAAACCGTACGCAGTCATTCATGTTGGGCTTCCCTTTCTCTCCGACATCGAGCTTTTGGACATCGATACGGACCAAGCGGAAACGCTCACCGACAAACGAAAATTCATCTCGCGCGTGACGCTGACGGTCGAGTCGACCCGGGGCATTTGGACGGGGCCAAAGCCGCCCACGGACGATGCGGTGAATGCCGTCGAAGGTCTTGTTGCGCCACGGCCGCGCGACAGCGGCTTGTCGTACGATGATCCGCCGCCGCTTTGGACCGACAACATC